TTCCTGCTCGCTGGCCGCGAGATCCCAGCCGCGCACCATCTTGGTGCAGACCGGCATGATGTCGACCACCTGACACCACGAGCGGTTGAAATAAAGGCCCGCGCTTGGAACGATTTTCCAGTTGCCATTGAGCAGCCGCTCGCGCTCGACCGCTGGCAGGATCATCAGGTTCGACAGATAGTTCGGGTCCGATCGCGTGAGCGCGGGATTGTCGGCCAGCTTCGCCGAGATGAACGTGAGAGACTTGATGGTGTTCTCGGCCTGCCCGGTGGCGCGCATCGCGTCGCGCTTGCTGTCGAACCACATCAGTTCGTCGGCGGCGCCGCGCGTGAAGTATCTTACGACACCGGATCGTTCCGGTATGGGATAACCGGTCTCCGGGTTGATCCACCATTCGATCAGCTTCGCCACCCAGGACGTGGCGTCGGCGTTGCAGGTCGCGCGGATGTAGGGGCGGATGCCGGATCGCGAGCGGTTGCGCGAAAATAAATACCAGAACTGATACGCCGTGAATGTCGTTAATTCATCGAAACCAATGAACGCGCATTGCGCGCCATGCCAGTCCAGCACGGTCGTTTCATGTTCAAGATGAGCCATCTTGACCATGCCCGCACCCGGCCAGATCCACTCGAAACGATGCGATATCGGAACGGCGTCGGCCAGCGGGTAGAGTTTCATCGACTCCGACCAGAGCCCGCCGGGACGACGTAGGTCGACCGTGCTACGGCGAAATACGACAGCATCGAAGCCCGCGACCGTGGAAGCATAGCGCATCGCTTCCAGCAGCAGCGCGAACGATTTCCCAGAGCCCGCCGCGCCGCCGTAGATACAGACGTCGACCTCGGCGGACAGGAACGCCTCCTGGGGTCCGACCTGCGGACGGATGTCGACGTCGTCTTCGGGGCCGTCCAGGGTCGCGCTCACGCGACGTCCGCCTGAGGCATGTCGTCATCCTCGACATCGATCGCCCCCGACGTGTCGGGCCGGTCGCGGCCATTCTCGGGCAGATAGAACATCACCTTGCGCCCGTCCCGGTCGGCGTTGGCGGATGCGGCGGCGAAGGCGACCGCCTCGGCGGCGGCGTCCTTGTTGCCCAGGCGCCACTCGGGTCCGCCGTGGGTCATCAACCAGAACCGCGCCGCGTTCATGTTGCCCTTCAGCGCCTTGCGCAGCACGGCCACGCCGACGCGCGCCACCATCTGGTCCCGGCCATGCTGGATCTCCTTGACGAAATGCTTGTCCAGCGTGCGCTCGCCGATGTCCAACGCCATCGCGATGATTTTGCGCGGCACCATGTTGGCGGCGAGCATCGAGACCACCTCGCGCTGGCGTGCCGTGGGCACGAATTTTGACCGCTTCACATCGATGCCCGGGATCATCACGACTCTGGCGTCCATCTGGCCTCCAAAATTATCTTGACATTGTCGGTCAAGCGCATTAAGTAGGTCTCGCAACCAAGGAGACCTGAACCCCATGACCTACCGTGATGCCCTGCATGCTCTGGCGCTGGCGATGCCCAGCCTGAGCGAGCGGGACGCGGCCTTCGCCCGGTCCCTGCTGAAGCAGGCGCGCAGCCCCTACAAGGACGCCGTGCCGCTGAGCCAGAAGCAATGGGAATGGGTGCGTAAGCTGGCTGATAAAGCCGCCCAGGCGCCCGCGGCACCCGCCGCGCCGGTCGCGAGCTTCTCGCCCATCGTGGACCTGTTCGCTAAGGCTGGTGGCAAGTTCCCCGCCATCGTCTTCCAGGCCGACGACGGCACCGCTTTCCGGTTGTCGCGGGCTGGCGCCGCTTCCAGCGCCCCTGGAACCATAAACGTGACCGACACCGCCAAGGGGTTCGGTAACCGGATTTGGTTTGGCAGGATCGGGCTGGACGGCGCGTTTCAACCCTCCAACAAAGTGGCGCCCGCGACCATGACCTCGGTCACCACCGCCCTGGCCGCTTTCGCCGCCAACCCCGCCGGTCAGGCTGCGGCCCATGGCCATAAGACTGGTTCGTGTTGCTTCTGTGGCCTGACCCTGACTGACCAGAGATCCGTTACGGTTGGTTATGGACCGATTTGTGCTGACCGGTGGAATCTACCGTGGGGGGAGGCGTCATGATGGAAGAGTGGCGCCCGGTCCCCGGCTTTCCATATGTCGAGGCAAGCAGCCAAGGGCGTATCAGAACCATCACCCGAGTGGTCGAGGCGAAAGCCTCGGCTTATCGCCCAGCCTACACCCGCACAATCGGCGGAATGACCCTCAAGCCAACGCTCTACAAGGGTGAGCGGTATTGGATGAACCTTCCTGGGGGCCGGAATGCCCGTGTTGCCCAGCTTGTTTGTCTCGCCTTCCATGGGTTGCCGCCCGCCGGGAAATCGTTCGCGCTCCATCGCGACGGCGTCGCGACCGATGACCAGCCCAGCAACCTCTATTGGGGCTCACACGCCGACAACATGGCGGACATGGTCGCGCATGGCAGGTCGATGCGCGGCAAGGGGGGCAAACTGACCGAAACCCAGGCGATTGAAATCAGACGTCGCCGGGTTGCTGGCGAAAGCGGCAAATCATTGGCGGACGAATTTGGCGTCAGCCAGCAAACCGTCTGCGGCATCTACAAAGGCCGCGAATGGAGACATTTATGATCATCTTCGCACTCTTGCTGATCTTCCTGGCGATCATCTTCCCAGGCGCGATGCGCAACATCGTGATCGGGGCGTTTTTCCTGATCGTCATCGCGATACTGCGAGCCAACCAATAACCAAGGAGACCTGACATGAAAGACACCATCGACGACGCGCTCGCCCTCTGGAGCATAGGTCGCACCGTCGCGCTGGCGATGGGCCGGGACTACGCGCTGCGCTATGCCCAGAACGGCCTCAACACGCCGTTCGTGCGCGACAACTTCCTGGCGGGCGTCGCCGACAAGCCCATCGTCATCCCGGTGGAGGCCTGACATGGCCGCGAAACCAGAACCGTTGCTCTGGCTCTCCGACTCTCGCGGGATCTACATTCCGCGAGACTTCGCGAAGTCGTTCACCGATCGATCCAAATCGGTGACGAAGGTCTCCGACGAAAACTGGGCCATTCTCGACGTTGGTCCCGACCATGAGTTTTACTGGGAGGCGTGGCAGGAGGTCTGCGACCACGCCGTGATCACCGACGACAAGGGGGTTGAATACTTCGTCAATCAGGACGGCGACTGCTGGCTGATCCCCAAGGGGATGGACTGGGACGACGAGAACGATGGCTGGCACTGGCCGGAAGAGGAGGACGCCTGACATGGCCGCGAAACCTGAGCCATTGGTCGACCCGAAGAGCCATGAACTGGCCGCGTATTTCATGGAGGATTTCGGCGGCGGTAAGCGCGCGACCATGATTCTGGCGGAGGTCATTCAGGAAGCGATCGAAGAATGGATCGACACCGCCCGAAGCGAGGGCCTGATCCGTGAGGAGCCTGACCCCGACCGCCAGCGTGAGGACCGCGACGAGCGGCGCGCCATCGCGCGGGAATACCCGACCGATGATTGAGTGAGATTGGGGGTGCTGAACGCTTTACACGTGACGGACGCGCACGGCGACATGGCCCGCCTCCCTACCGAAGACCGTCCCCCAGCCCTCGTTCGTCGGGTGGTCATTGCGGTCTCGGATGGGCAAACCCGGTTCAGCCGAAGAGAACTAGCGGGTAAGGCGGGCCGCGTCCTTTGCTATATGAGGTGCTCCAAAGTGAACCACGGAGCCACCGATGCTGACGATGCGGACGATGAGCGCGAATCGCTACAAGATGACGTTGGGCGCGCTGCGGATCTCGCAGCGCGAGCTGGCCCGCCTCCTGAAGTGCTCCACCCGCCTGCCAGTCGAATGGGGCACCGGCAGGATGGAGGTGCCCGCCGCCATTGGCGCCTGGCTGGAGGCCTGCCTCGCGGTCCGCAAAAGCTACCCCTACCCGCGGCCACCCAAACACTGGCGCAAGCCACGCGGCGTGCCACGGAGCAAACGAGAGGACGGCTATGAGCGTGAGCACGAGACAATTGAAGAGGCGTATTGAGGCGATGGGCTGGAGCGTTCAGAGCTGGAGCTGAGACGCCTCGGCCCGAATGCGGGCCTGACCGTTGTCCTCCTTGAGCGCGGTGAACAGCACCAGCGTTCGGTCCAGCTCCGAAAGATCCGCCAGCGCCAGTTCGATCGCGGCCTTGGCACGCTGGATCGCGACGGCGCGTTTACGCGCGGCGCGACGCTCGTGCTCAGCGAGTTGTTCATTGCGCATGTGATGATTTTCCCGTCGCGGGAGGCGCATTGCGCCACGATGGCGAAATCAGTCGCACGGTGAATCGCGCGCCGTCAAGCGGATTGCCGCCGCCATTGGATTTTTTCGCTGGCCAGAAATCTTCGCCAGCGTGGATTTTTTCACCATCTGGCGCTTGCGACTGTGCTGCACTTTGAGTATATCAAGTGAACTGAAAACACCGAAACAGAGGAATGTAAAATGCCGTTTGACACCGCGATACTGGGCAACGATTTCGTGCCCATGAACCACAGGGAGGTGCAGCCGATCGGCGCCAAAGCCCTCAAGGTCTTCGACGAGCGTGGCAAGGAAATCGATGGCTTCCACCACATCGTCAGAGGCGATACCGGCGCCACGATCCGCATCGCGCCCGAGTCCTATCCCATCATCCAGAATGATTATGTTGTCGAGACGATCGAGGCGGCTCTGAGCAAGAGCAAACTCGACCTGACCGACGCGCGTTTTGGCTGTGACTACAGCCACGACGGCGCGAGGATGTTCGCGCAGTGGCTGCTGCCCGCGCACACCGCCTACATCCGCGAAGACGTCGAGGCCTCGCTCAGGATCGTCATGCTGAACAGCTACGACGCCAGCACGGCCCTGCACGGGCGGGTCGGCACCTTCAACTGGGCCTGCGCCAACCAGTCGGTGAGCGGCAAGGAATATGCCTCGTTCCGCTTCAAGCACGCGGGCACGATCGATCTGGAGGCCGCGATCGGCAAGCTGACGCACGCCGCCGAACAACATGTCGAGACCGTGAAGCGCCTGGAGAAATGGCCCACGGTCAAAATCACCGACCGGCAGGCGCGGCAGATCCTTCTGGCCCTGCCCAAAGTCTCCGAAGCGATGGTCGACAATCTGGTGCACGCGTGGCTGAAGGCGCGGGATGAAGATCCGTTGCAGGGTGGCGCGAACTTGTTCTGTCTGTGGAACGTTCTGACCGCGTGGTCGAGCAAGGAGCGCGACGGCGAGAACTTCATGGCGCGCAACTGGGAGCGCCAGACCAAGGTCGCGCAACTGGTCGAGGGAAAATTATGGAGTGAGGTCGAGGCGGCGAAGGCCTGAGACGAAGAGAGCGAGGGGGATGCGGTCCCCTCGCTCTCCTCGGCCAAACAACCCGTAAACCCTACCAGGAGGGAGAGTAGCCCAAATGTGGTTGCCCGACAATATAATCGCCGACGTCAACCGCGTCGCGCGTATTCATTACGTTAACAGATCAGACTGCATCCGCTGGAACGAGCACCGCGAGGCGGGCGAGCTGCGCCTGCTTTCCGGCTGGTGCTGGACATCGAAGGACCGAAGATCGTTCCGGCAAGGCTTCAAGACCATGACGGTCGCGTATCGCGACGCGTGGTATGCGCTGGTCAAACGCGAGGCGGCGCCACCGATCACGGCGCGGCCCGCGCTGCGGATCGTGCGCAAGGAGCGCGCGGCATGACGACGGAATGGAAAGACCTCGTCTCCGATCCCGGTGTCTGGTCCACGAACGGGCGCGGCATGTGGGTGGCCGTGTGGCCGTTACCCGGCGGGCAGTTCGCGGCGTGGCGAACCGGGGCGGGGCCATACCGGGCGCGTTTGTCGTGCCACGAGACGGAAGCCGCCGCCAGGACGTGGTGTGAAGACTTCATGATGAAACCAGAGGAAAGGTAATGGGCACCAAACAACATCCTTCCACCTTCGATTGTTACGCGGAGGCGGCGGAAGACGAGCCGATGTTCATCCTGCTGGCCCGCGACAAGGACGCGCCCCTGCTGGTCAAGATGTGGGCGCTGTTGCGCGAGATGGCGGTCGAGATGGGCGCCAAGCCACCGTCCGATCTGGCGCAGGTCGCGGAGGCACGCCAGTGCGCTTACGAAATGGAACGCTTTCGCATCGCCAAAGCCCAGAGGCAACAGACATGAAACAACCCGACCTGAAACAACCCGACATGCCAGCCGATCACCGCGCGTGGCGCGATTACGTGCTGTGCCTGTGCACCGCGCGCGTGCTGGACGAGAGACTGACGAGCGGCACCACGACCCCCGCCCGCCTGCGCCAGTGCGCTGATTACATCTACGAAACATCCGCGCTGACGGCCATGATTGGCCTGGACGCGATCAAGAAGGTCATGGAGATCGACCGCGACGTCACCAACCCGGCCACGGTGCTGTGGCGGGCTGGCATCGAGGCGATCGGCGCGCATCTCGGCCAGGGCTCGGAACCGAAGGAGTCAGCATGAAACACGTGGACGTCCCGGTCGATATGATCGCCGGTTTCTCTGGC